AATCTGTAGGCGCAAAAATCACACTTGATGCATACAAGGATCCAAACCTTAAGGATTGGTTGAACAAGAGTGTCAAGGATAAGAAGACCGGTGAGGTATCTCATCCAAATCGTCTTTGGTATCAGCCTGTAACAAGCAATCTGCGAGAGATTACCGCTGCTGGCGAAAATAATGAAAAAGATGTTGAGCTGACACCAGATACGTCAGATGTTACGCCGTTGTTTGTCGCCCTGGTATCACCAGATGACCCTCGTGCGGTATTGGAGCTTGTAGCTATTGTCCCAGCAAGCACAAAACGAACATCTGCAGTAACATTTAAGAGATCTAATAAAAACTGGGTTAAGGACGAAGGAATTCTTGCAGATCTAAACTCTGCTACACCTCCACCTGTTGTTCCGCTTGACGGCGAGACCTACTACAACGTATTAGAGCAAGTTGATGGTGGTCTTGTAGAGCAAGACAACGCTACGCCACGAACTGAGGCTCCTAAGGTAGCGTCAGCTGGTGTAAATCATCTATTGATGGTTCTATGGGGACCAAACGAAGACATGATGAACTATGCACTTGTTGCAGCTGGTGGCGCAGATCGCAATCGCGGTAATGCTGAGCGTTTACGTCGTTATTGGACAATTGGCAAGGGTGGAATGAAGATCCGTTGGGGGACGGGTGGAGACTGGACACGCTGTGTTCGTTATCTATCCAAGTACATGGGTCCTCGCTCTAAAGGATATTGTGCACTTCGTCATCATGAGATGACTGGCATGTGGACAGGCGATAAGCGTCACGCACAACTTTATGGTCGTAAGGGTCGTAATGTGTTTAGCACAGAGGTAGTTAATTCTATGGAAAAAGTACTTGAGATTGCGTCATTACACGCTCGCTCAAATGATGCCCGAGTTCGCATGCAGTTGACTGCCAGCGGCGAGTGGGTTGAGACTGGTGCCAAGTTCACGATTCCTTTGGTAATCCCAGAGGGTCTTGAGTCTGGTGATGGCCGCAAGTTTGAGAAGGGCGCTATTGAACTACGTGAGCTGCCGTTGCCTCTGATGTGGCAAATCAAGACAGCTGACGGGCACATGGGCTCAGTTGTTGTTGGTCGCATCGACCATATGGAACGCACCGATGAAGGTATTGGTAACGCTACAGGCGTTTTTGATAGTGGAGAATTTGGCAAGGAAGCCGAACGTCTAGTTCGTGAAGGTTTTATCCGTGGTGTTTCAGCAGACATGGATAAGTTTGAAGCGCAGGAAGAATCAGCTGAAACTGAAAACGGAGCAGAGGACAAGGTCACAAACGGTAAGTTAAACATTACTCAGGCTAGAGTAATGGGAGTTACAATTGTACCTAAGCCTGCGTTCCAAGAATGTAGGATTTTCCTCGTCGAGGAAAACAACGAGCAGGAGGATAACGTGATTCCTGATGGAGTCTATGTGGAAGAAGTGGACCCAGTGGAGGCTGCAGCGTTAGTCGCTTGTGGATTCGTTGCTGGTGCAATTCCAGTTGTTCCACCAAACGAGTGGTTCGAAAACCCAAAGCTTGAGAAGGCTACGCCTCTCACGATTACAGATGAAGGTCACGTATTTGGTCATATTGCTGCTTGGCATATAGATCATATTGGTATGGCCTTTGGAACTCGCGCGCCACGGAGTAAGAGCAAGTATGCTTACTTCCATACTGGCGTAGTTCGCACTGACGCAGGAGCTGATGTTCCTGTTGGTCAACTTACACTTGCAGGAGGACATGCTCCGCTTGAGGCAAGTGCAGTCGATGCTGCACGTCATTACGATGACACTGCCTCTGCCATAGCGGATGTCCATGCTGGAGAAGATGCTCACGGCATCTGGGTTGCGGGCGCACTTCGCCCAGGCACCACTCCAGAGCAGATCCGCGCACTTCGCGCATCTGCCCCTTCCGGTGATTGGCGCCCAATTAAGGGAAGCCTTGAACTGGTTGCGGTTTGCCAGGTGAATGTGCCTGGATTCCCGATTGCTAGAGCGCGCGTTGCGTCTGGCCAGGTTATGGCACTTGTTGCCGCTGGCGCTCAGACTCTTGCACGCATGAAAGGTGACCCTGTAGCAGAACTTGCCGCTAGAGTTGCAAAATTGGAGCAGTTAGAACTTGCAGAGCTATCAGCCAAGGCTGATGATGTTCGTTCTAAGTTTGCACCAATTATCGAAGCTAGGAAGGCAGAACTTACAGCTCGCATGACAGAGCTCAGCTCTCGAGTTCGAGTTACAGATGACTTTGATGACAGTTTCGGTTATATCTCAAGAGAGACTCGCCAGAAACTTGCAAAGAAAGGGCTTGCGCTGCCAGATGGCTCATACCCAATCACAAACGTAGATTCACTTAAAGATTCTATTCAAGCTTATGGTCGTTCTAAGCCAGGAAAACGTGCGGCAGTTCGACGCCACATTATGAAGAGAGCACGTCAACTTGATAAGGCTGACCTAATCCCTGAAAACTGGAAAGCAATGTCCTCTGAGGAAATTGGTTTCAGTGTTGAGGGACTTCGTTCACGTATTCCATCAATTACCGCATCTGCGGAAGCAGTTGTAGAACCTGCAGAAAAGGTTCGCTGGTCTGACTTGGGAAAAGCATCAGCGGCTGAGTTTGGAGAAGTAACAAAGGTTCAGGCAGGTAAGTACCTTCCTGGCGTAACTCAGCCGCGTGATGACAAAGGTAAGTTTCGTCAAGTTCTAGCTCGTATAAAGCAGGATCTTGGCGATAGTAGCTTACAGGATGTTGTAGACAAGATCGAGGAAACCGAGAAACTAGACAGTGCCGGTAATTATCTTGAGGCTGCACGTTCAGCCGTAGATCTTATTGGAATAGTTGACCGTATTGACTCGGGAGCCCTTAATCCAGAGGCTCTAACTAATGTGCGTGAATCAGCAAGGCAGCTTGGTGAGGTAATCGCCAATCTACCTTTACCTTTCGGTAAGGATGCCGAGAAGGTGAGATTCAGTGATCTACCTCCAGCTCTAAAGGATCTTGTAAAAGACATGATTGTTAGAGTGGAAGATAAGATCGGTCAGGAAGACGCGGACGTCGCCACAAAGGGACTACGCGACTACATGGCAGGAGGCGATTACTTCAATCAAGGACAAGTGTCCTCTGAAATGAGTAAATTGCTTCGATTGCTAACCTAATAAAAGTAATACCCTATGAAAACAATGTATTATTCAATTCGGGTGGAGTGCCTCCACGCTGGAATCCCAGCGGAGTCCCTCGGCCTTGGACTGATAAGCGAATGAACAAACTCGTTCATCATGACTGGCCCGGAGGAGGGACAGCAGTGGATCGTATCAAAGAACAGCTAGATATGCTATCTGAGCTAGACGAGAAATCTCTCGCCGAGCTACAGAGCGCTATTGTTGCTGAGTTCGAAACGGTTGAAAAAGAAGAACCAACTCCGCAGACAGTAGATGCAATGACATCTCTTGCTGACATGCTTGACACCGTTCGTGGTGAAGTAAGCCGCCGTGAAGCACAAGCTGAAGAGCTTGCTGCACGTGCAGCCGAAGCCGCAACACGCGTTAAGGGTGCAGCTGAAGATATGCCAAAGGCTGAAGATGCAGAAACTCCAGCAGAAGATGCTATGGACCCAGCAGAAGAACCTGCTGCTCCTGAAAAAGCACCTACTGCAGAAGAAGACGATGCAAAAAAGAAGCCGATGGAAGCATCAGCTGCTGCGATTGAAGGATCCGAATTGTCAACCGACACAGAACCAACAGCAACAGTAGAAACAACAATTACAACTGAGGAAGCTGCACCTGCAGAATTTTCAGTAGAAGAGCCTAAGGAAGAAGCAGTTGCAGTTGCTGAAGAAGCACCTGCAGTTACAGCTTCAGCCGAAGGTGAAGTAATGCCAGAAGCAACTCCAGAAGTAGCACCAGAGGAATCAGCACCAGCTGAGGCCGCAGTAGTCGAGGCACCAGCCGAAGTTACAGCAGATGCTGCAGTGGTAGTTGAAGTCGATGCAGAAGCATCATCAACAACTCAAGAAACAGCTCAAACAGAGCAGAAAGAGCAGGAGGCACCAGTGACCGCCGCCGTATCATCAGAGGAGTCCTTTGAGGCTCCAGCTGACCGTCGCCCAGTAGCTCAGGCTTCAGTAGCCACCGTGGCAATCACGGCAGGCGCTGACATCCCTGGTTACACCGCCGGTAGTTCAGTAAACGACATGAAGGAAGTTGCCGAACTTATGGCAAAGCGTCTTCATGGTCTACGCCGTGTAAACGGTGGAGATGGAGAACAACACATCGTTGCATCCGTCTCAACTCAATATCCAGAATCACGCATCCTTACACAGGATGCTGAAGGAAACTGGGCTAAAGTCCAAGCTGTAACAGGCCCTGAAGCACTTGTTGCTTCCGGTGGACACCAAGCACCATTCACCACCAAGTACGACATCTTCGGATTGGGAACAACAGCACGTCCAGTACGTGACGCACTTCCTAAGTTCCAAGCTGACCGTGGTGGTATTCGCTTCATTACTCCACCAGCACTTTCCGCATACGGAAACGCTGTGGGCGTGTGGACTGCTGCAAACGATTCAGCAGAAACACCTGGAACAAAATCAAGCCTTACTGTAACCGCAGCAAGTGAAACAACCGTCGCAACTGACGCTGTTACACTTCAAATGCAGTTCGGTAACCTTATGTCACGTGCTTACCCAGAACTTATTGCTCGTCACAACGAGCTTGGCCTGGTCCAGCACGCACGCGAAGCTGAGGGCCAAATCCTTACTCGCTTGACAGCATTATCAACAGCAGTAACATCAACAAGCCTTATCGGTATGGGCCGCGACTACCTAGTTCAACTAGGCCGTGCAGCTGCTAACTACCGCGGACGTCATCGTCTAGAGGCTGATGCTCCACTACGCGTTATCGCACCTGCATGGGTTCGCGACGCTATGGCAGCAGATCTTGCAATTGCAGCTCCTGGTGACAACACCTTGAACGCATATGCAGAGATCGAAGGTTACATTGCATCTCGTGGCATCAACATGACGTGGCACATCGACGGTTTCGATGATTCACAAGGTTCTGGTGCAATGAACGAGTTCGGTGACACATTCGTATGGTACATCTTCGCTGAAGGAACATTCTTGTTCCTTGACGGTGGAACTTTGGACCTCGGTGTTATCCGCGACTCTACCCTTGTTGGAACCAACGACTACAAGATGTTCGTTGAGACCTTCGAAGGTGTTGCAAAGGTTGGTATCGAGTCACTTAAGGTTACATCAACCATCAATGTTAACGGTGTGGCAGCAGCCCTCCGCGACACAACTGGTGGCGCAACCGCAGCGGCAATCGAGTACTAAGCCGATAGAACAGTCGTTGAGGGGGAGCCTGGAAACGGGCTCCCCCGATACGAATAGGTAACGAGATAACAGGTTAGGAAAAGGAAAACATGGCGTTTACAGGAGTCTTTGAAGCACCGAAAATTATGCCTTCAGAGTTCGGTCTATTCACCGTAGCAAAGCCTAACACTCGTCCAAACGAAGATCAATGGACCCGAGGATTCTCGCAAGAGTGGGACACTGACATCTTCTCTGCAAAGAACTGGGATGACACAGATACTACATCTGCAGTTGTTGCCGGAGACGCGGTACCTGGACGATACCGATACGTTGAAGTTAAACCATTTTTTATTGAAGCTGAAGATTATCGCTCAACATTAGGCTTTACTAGTTTTGATTATGTAGCAAGAGTTAAGCGCCAACTTGAAGGAGTAACGCAGAAGGCGATGGAGCGCGAGCTCTGGGACGGCGCGATTAGAAAAGGTGAGAGCCACGATAATAAAGCGCTTAGTGATGCAAACACCACACTTATCAATGGCACAACTGCGCTATCTGTCCAACGTGCACTTGCACTTTTAGATTTTGAGCTAGCAGATACCTCCCCTTGCGGAGAAAATGGCGTCATTCACATGACAAAAGACGCTGCAGGTCTTCTTGCAGCTAACTACATGATTTTTCACAGTGAGTCAGGTCACCTTCAGACAATCAGCGGGACCAAGATTATCATTGGTTCAGGTTATTCTGGAGCAGGCCCAGACGAGGTGACAGGCGCAACAGCGTCAGCAACAAACAAATGGATGTACGGCACCGGTTCAGTCAAGACATTTCTTGGCGACATCGATGTCGTAACTGACACTCTAGCACAGGGCTACGATGTATCAGGCAATCAAAACGATATGCGTATCAAGGCAATTCGCCCAGCGGCGGTTTACTTTGATTCATCTGTTCATATCGCAGTCAGAGTCGATCTAACGGCGTAGTATTACCTATACCGCTAGCAAATAAATAAACAAGGAGAAAAGTAGACATGGCAACTCAAGATTACGCCGCAAGTATTCAAGGCGTGTCCATTCGGGTTACTCGCCTCGATGCGGCCGGTAATCTTCTGAATGAACCAGGTGACAGCTACACAACATCAGCTTTCATCCGCGTGTCGTTCACGCCTGAATACGAAGAAGGAGATGAGATCACAGAAAAGAACGCTAATGGCGTTATTTGTGTGGTTTACAAGTCTCCAGATACGCTAAAGCGTATCACAATGGAACTCGCAATTTGCGAGCCAGATCCAGAACTTACACAGCTTCTTTCTGGTGGTCTCTTGCTTCGCAAGAACCTCGGATCGTATGCAGCACCAAACCGTAAGTCAATCGGTTGGTCTTCACCAGCAGTTGGTGACGATCCTGCAGCAACAGGTGTTGCTATTGAAGTTTGGTCACATGCAATCAAGGATGGAAAAAAGAGCGCAACTCTTCCTTACTTCCACTGGGTATTCCCATACGTCAAGGTTCGTCAGTCAGGTGACCGCGTTATTGAAAACGGTCTTCTTGCTAACACCTTCGAAGGTTACGGCCTAGGAAACTCGCTATTCAATATCGGCCTAGATGAGCGCTGGGAATTCCCAGTTGCTACAGAGCGTCCATACTCATATGCACGTTCAACATGGGCACCGACTGGTCGCGAAGGATTCTACAAGTGGCACGGAGACATTACAAAGACTGTTTCAAACGTTGCTCGCACGAGCACGACTGCAACAGTTACTACGTCAACAGCTCACACATTTGAAGCTGGCGATACTGTAGTAGTTTCAGGTCTAACTAACACTGCTCTCAATGGTACACATACCATTACTGCAGTGCCAACAACAACAACGTTTACCTACACAACTACAACGACTGGAACCATTGCCTCTACAGCAGACAGTGGAACAGCTCTTGTTTCTGCCAACGGACGTCAAGTCACTGACTTTACATCACAAGGCTCAACAAGCGAGTACAACGTTCCAGGTAACGTTGCGTACAACGCAGATGACGACGTTGACTTCATCATCGCGTCAACTGAGGACCCAACAGCGTAGTTAAGTAGTACGGGCGGTGTGCCGATGTGTAAATATACGTACACAGGTACACCGCTCGTTTTACTAATAGGACAAGTAGCTTAGTGAAGGACGACAATTGAGCAATCTATGGATTACACCTGAAGAATTAGGCAGTTATGCCGATTCAGAGTTTGCTTACGAAGCTTGCAAGACAGCCTCTAATCTTCTATGGGCTATGTCTGGAAGAAAGTTCAGCGGAGTAACAACAGTAACTGAACGCTATGTTTGCGCCCAAAGATCTTACCGACTTGGCGCCTCGAGCAAGACGTATCAACCTGCGATTCTTAACGGTGATATTTACAACATTCCTACCGAGGAATTTGACGACTTCTCAGACATTGTTTCTGATGGAATGTCCCCTAACTCACGCATTAAACTTCGTGGTCGCCCAGTAACAAAGATTCATACTATACGTACACGTAGCGGCGACATCGTTGACCCTTCATCTTATTATCTTGTAGATCACTCAACAATTCAAGCTGCGGCAGGCGTCCCTTGGACTCCGTGCAACATCGAGATTACGTACTCATACGGTAACTACCCGCCAACATCTGGAAAGATGGCAGCTCGCACGTTAGCAATTGAGTTTGCTAAGTTGTGGTCCGGAGATGATGATTGTGCATTACCTCAACGTGTCACATCGATTTCACGTCAAGGTGTCTCATACACACTTCTAGACAGCCAGGACTTCATCGAAGAGCTGAAGACCGGTATCTATGCGGTAGACCTATTCCTTAAGTCTGTAAACCCAGACAAGGCTCGTGCACGTTCACGTGTATTCTCACCAGATGTTCCTCGTGCTCGTCGTTACACAACTAAGACGCCTAAGGTTGGGACAAGTGCGCTAGACATTAGCGTTCCAGCAGGTGGAACAGGTGTAACTACTGTGACACTCGAGTATCTAAACGCTGACTTCCTTTTAGATAACGGGTGGACAACTGAGCTGACTATTCGCAACTATGGCGAAACAAAATCAAAGGTTATTGATGATGGTGTCAATGTAATCACCGCCACTGAAAAGATTACATTTAGTGTAGACTACGCAAGTACACTTGCGATTCTTGGAATGGTTGACCCTGGGTCATGGGATCTATACGCCTCACGGCCAAGCCCAATTAACCCGGGACAAACAGAGACAGTTTTTGTATGTGATGGCAATTTGTCGGTAAACCTTGGACGTTCAAGTGTTACCGCGTTTACCATTGGTTCTGAATAAAACAACGACAAAAGGAGCAAAACGATGGTAGACACAGGCACTCAGAAGGGCTTAGAGACACTTTCAGGAGCACCAATGGCTAATTCCATAGGAGCTTTAGAGGAGGTCTCCAGTGCCAATAACTAGCATTGATAATGTTACCTCCGATGCGCTAAACCTTAAAGATATGATGGACGGCGTCCTCGAACGAGTTGTCTCAGTATTTACCTCATATAGTGTTCCACTTCCTTCTCGTCAGTATTGGACAATGGGAAATCCTGTAATTGACTGCGAGCAACTCGTCGTGTCCTTTATTCAGATGTACCTTGGAACTCCTGGTGACCAAGCGTCACAGCCACAACGTTGCAATATGCCAAAATCCGCTGTTCTTCAGATCTCCCTTGCTCGCCCTATTCCTACAGTTGGACAAAATGGTCGTCCTCCTGCAGATGAAAAGATTCAAGAAGGTTCATACATCTCGGCGGTTGATGCATGGGTACTTATGGACGCAATGAAAACTCTTGATGTATGGGATGAGACAAGTTTAGGTATGGGTGTTATCGCAACGATTGATGCTCCTACTGCTGAAGGTGGTTTTCAGGTAATCAACATGAACATCACAATGGTGGTTCCATAATGGTAGTCAAGTTTGTTCCAAATGCACCAGTCATGGATTATGTACTTAATAATCCAGCAGGCATGGTCGGACGTCACCTAGCTAGTCGCGGTCGCATGATTGTCGTAGCATCTAAGGCGCAGGTCGGTGTTAGCACTGGAAGACTTAAGGCGTCAATTCACATGAGACATTCACGTGACATGCTCGGACAGTACATAAAAGTTGGTTCTAACCTTAACTATGCACGTATTCATCATGAAGGAACAAAACCACATCTAATTGTAGCCAACAGAGCGCAAGTTCTGCGGTTTACATCAGGAGGTCGAGTTGTCTACACAAGGGCAGTGAAACATCCTGGAACAAGACCTAATAAGTACCTCACAGATAACCTCTATATTGCGGTACTTTGATAGGATAGCAACAACAACAACAACGAGACGCACGTCTCAATGACAAAAGAGGAAAGAGAATATGACCAATCCTAGATTCAAGGACTTTGGAACCGGAAGCGGTAGCGACGCTTCAAAGGAACCATTGTCGTTTAAGCTATACGGCGAGGAATATCGCTGTGTGCCACAGGTGCAAGGAAAGCTTATGCTTGACCTTGTTGCCGATTCATCAGCAGATGACCCAGTTAAAGCAGCTGGAGTCGTTACCACGTTCTTTAAGCAAGTAGTCCTAGATGAAGACTACGACCGCTTTCAAGAGCTTCTTACAGATAAAAACCGTATTGTCACAGTTGAGACTCTCGCAGAGATAACAGCATGGTTAGTTGAGGAATACTCAGGCCGCCCTACGGAGGGGCCAGAAGTCTCCTAGAGTGGGGGATTGACCTCTGGCCGTATGTGAATGGAAGAGCACTAGTGAATGGACTTCAACTCGCAAGCATGGAATTTGATGACATGTTAGACGTTCTTCACTACTTCTTCGAAGATGATATGGATTTCAGCACTGCAGAGCAAGCTGAAGCGCGTGATAAGACTAGGTCGTCAGTATACCAAAACCTATACAATAGGTCGTATAAGTACGGTAGATCTGGTGGCACAACGCGTGACTTCTCTGAAACTGAAGACATTGACACTCCGCAAGAAGCGCCAATCGAACCATTCAACCCAGCAATAAGAACGAAACCGTATGTAGCTCCAACACAGCTAAATCCGGATTCACAACGACCATTTGGAAGTGTGTTAGACGCTCCTTTCGAGCGCTAACATATTTCTAACGTAATAGTAGAAAGGAGGTGACACCGTGGCAGTATTAGGCGAGGCATTTGTAATCGTTCGTCCAATTACGGCGGGCTTCGAAGGCGCCGTAGCGCGCGATCTTAAAAGACTAGATGGAACTGCAAGAACAGCAGGACGACGAGCTGGAAAGGTTTACGCAGGCGCGTTTGGACAAGCATTTGGTCCCAGTGGTGCTGGCAAGTATACTAACGAGCAACTAAAGAAAGCTGTATCTGCGCAAAAGGCGTATGCTAGTCTTTCTCGTGCAGGTTATGTTCTGCAGACTTCTCTCGGTGTCCTCGGTGGTACCATTGGCGCACTCGTAAGTGGTCTTGTATCACTTGGGGCTGCACTATTGTCCGCCACTCCTTCTGCTATGGCGCTTGGCGGAGCTCTGGTCTATGTAGGTATTGGTGCTGCAGTAGCTAAACTTGCTCTGGGCGGAGTTGGAAAAGCTGTAGCAGCGCTTAACAAGCAGCAAACAAAGGCTGCAACAGATGACACGGCAGCAAAGCGCCGCGTTGAAGACGCAACACGTAATCTTGCAAGAGTACAAGCGGATAACATTGAAGCTCTTGCCCGAGCAAGTAAAAACCTTGAGGATTCTCAGAAAGATCTTACGACTGCTCAGAAAGATCTTAACCGTGCGCTTAAGGAAGGCGCTGAGGAACTTCAGCAGATAAACTTTGACGCGGAAGATGCAGCACTTGCTGAACAACGCGCAGCTAATGAGCTTGAAGATGCTCGTAAGACTCTTGCTCGCGTTCAGGATCTTCCACCTAACTCTCGTGCTCGTCGCGAAGCTGAACTTGCGTATAAGGAAGCTGATCTTAATCTTCGTCGTGCGAAGGACCGTAACTCTGATCTTCGCAAGGAGCAGGACCGTCTTGCAAAGGAAGGCGTTGAAGGTCTTGACTCTGTAATTGATGCTCGCCAAAAGGTCGCTGATGCTGAAGTTGGCGTTCAAGAGGCAGTAAAGGATTCTAATAAAGCTGTACTTGACGCTGCCGAGCGTGAAGAGGATGCTGACCGTGAGTTAGCAAGAGCTAAACAAGACCTTGCAAAGAAAGACGCTGCCGGCGGGGCTGATCCTCTTGAAGGTTTAACTGAGTCACAGAAAAAGTTTGCTCTATTTATTTCTAGTCTTAAACCACAGATTGATGAGCTAAAGGAAGCCGCGGCAGGTGCATTCTTGCCTAAACTTCAAGAGGCTATTGCTAAGATCTTTGGTCCTGTTCCTTTTGCAACAATTAAACTTGGTATTGAACAGGTGGCAGGCGCACTTGGTGATGCGTCACTAAGTATCGCGAACTCAATCGTAGACGCTGGTAACCTTGAGGATCTCGGTAAGGTATTTGAGAATGCTGCAACAGGTATTCGCAAGATCGGTGAGATCGCCGGAAACCTTTGGGGTGTGTTCCTTGGTGTTCTTGTCGCAGCTGATCCTTTAATTCAGAAGTTCCTTGACTGGTTGAACAAGATCACCGGCAAGTGGGAAGCGTGGCTTGATGAAGACGCTAATAAACAAAAACTTACAGACTTCTTTAACGAGGCTGGTCGCGTTGCTGGTGAAATTGGAACAATCATTGGAAACATCGCGTCTGGTCTTGGAAACATCATTAAGGCAAACACTGGT